AAATTGCTCTACATTTGCAGGTGTACTAAAATCGGATGAGTTAACAACTAACCCTGCCGATGTTGTGTTGTACTGAATCTCATTCATTACCTCAAATCTAACAAACCAACATAATGCAGGTCTAAGATAGTATTGTAAAAGCATTGAGTTGGCTGCTGTAAGAGTTCCTGTGCTATCGTTCTGTATCTTTAGCTCCTCATACATATCCAAACCAAGCTCAGGCTTAATGTGTGCAAGTTCAGCAATTTCAAGGATAGCATCGCTAATCAAAGCTGTATCTGTTGCCTGATTAGTAAACGCAGTAGATATAACCTCTGAAGGTGTTACAAACTTATCATATTGTCTTACATTAGCCATTCTCTTGTTCTCTTTGTACGGTTATTGTTTGTCTGTCTGATATAAGTAATTCACCATCAGGAATATCAGGCAAGTCTTTATTAAGCATTGCTCTTTGCTCATTGATAGTCAATACTTGTTTAGGGTCAATATCTGCAAGGAATGAGATAGGTGGTTCGTAAGCTACCGTAAGGTCACTTGTATCAATACCCATCTCTGCATTTATAACTCTTTTAATCGGTTCTAGCAAGATATTAGTAGTATCTCTAATAACTGTACTCATAGCTAAGTCATAAGCTATTCTAATCTCGCTACCCGTATTGTTCATCTTACCCGATGATACTATACCACTCAAGGCAGGTTGCCATCTGTGAGCAGTAATTATGTTTTGGTCAGTTAACTTCTGTAAATCTAAGAAGTCACCATCTTCCTTGTTAGATATAATCTGAACATCTGTTCCTCTACTATCTTCTCCATTCTTTACAAGGAATAATATCTTTGAGTTGTTGCCACTACCTGTTAGTGTTTCTTTAGCAGTTTCAACAAACTTTTCTGCTTCAGATTCACCAAAGTCACCGTTAACAGTAACGATAGCTGAAGGACTAAAACCATTCTTAAATGATGTGTGGTTAAATTTACCAATCTCATAGTCTATTGCTATGTGTTCTAAGGCAGCCACATAGTCAGGTAAACCATAAAAGTTAAATGTACTTTCATAGTCCTTGTAGTGTATAATAAAACTACTATTAGAAATCTGTGGGTAAACAGGTATTCTTTGAGTTTTCTCTTTGTTCTTTCTGTAATTAGACCAATCAGAGTTAAAGTAAACGTACTTCTTGTTTTTAGAAACCCTAGCTGTTGAAGCATCTTTATGATAGAAGTTTACACCACCATCATACACAACACCTTCTAAGAAAGCATTACCATAAGTATAATAGTCGTCAGCTAGTTTTTTAAAGCAGTCCTTTAAACTTTCTCCATTAGCGTTTACATCTTCTATGAAATCAGCTAAGGAATCGTTAGAAGTCAAAAAACCACCACCCGTAGTGAATGTAGTTTTCTGTGCTAATACAGACCTGTGAGTAGAAGATTGCCTTTTTAGTTCAGCTAAGTATTGAGGGAATAAGTTATCCTTACCAAAAGGAATAAAGTCCTCTCTTAATCTGTCTAAATCCTTAACCTCAGTATCTACCGTAGGAGTAGATAGGTTTACAAAAGCATACTTAGTGTTAAAACTACTCTTTGTCGGAGTTGTCTTTACTTGATTCTTCTTTTGTTTTTGATTTGGTTTTCTTTGGTTTTGCATCTTCTTTGCTTACAAAATTAGTAAATCCCAAGTCATAAACTTTCTTTAGTTCAGCTTGAGTTGCTCCTGCCCACATAACTTTAAATCCGTTAAAAACAGTAAGCCCTTCTTTCAGTTTTGATTTATACATATTGCAAGTATAATAAAAAAAGAAGGAAAGGGCAAACGCCCTAACCATTCCTTTTTAGTTAAATATTATTCTATTGCCATTGTACCCGCTGCGTGGTCAACAGTAATCGTGCTTGATACAGTTCTAGGAAGCTCTCCTGAAGAACAAGTAATAGTAACAGTAACACCATTTTCATCGCCTAAAGCAGCACCCGTGCCACCTTCAAGAGATGTCATTGTAGCGTACATTTGATTGTTGAAAGAACTTGAACCTGTTGTATGCTGAAAAGCAGCAGACATACCTATCAAGAACGCTTGGTCATTATGGTCAACCACAACAGCAGCAATTTGCTCTTGTAGTAATTTTTGTAGGTTACCAAAGTGTTCATTTGAACAATTAGGGATGTAGAATGAAAGGGTGTGTTCAAACATCATAACACCATTTTCTTTAGAACCACTTGTTGTTAAAGAACCCGTACCTTGCTTCAAGTCAAACAACTCTAATGGAGAACTATCAACTAAAGCAACAGCGTGAGAGTTTGCTGCATCAGCAGCAGTAAATGTAGGTGTTAAATTTGATGTAGCACAAAGACCTATGTGTCTTAATCCACCTCTTTTTTCAAAGTCAGTAGTAGCTAAAGCTAAATTTTCTATTGCCATTTTTTAATATATTAAAAGTTAAAAATTAAGGGGGAGTATTTCATCCCCCATTAATTAAATTTAATTATGATATTGCATTAGGAGTGTAATATACAGCTAATTTAGCATCTTTCAATGCTACACCAACCATATAAGCAACTCTAAAACGATATGCTTTATTGTCCATAGAATACCATTGCTCAACAGAGTTCTCATCGAAGTCAGTACCTACAACAAAAGCATCTTTTGTAGTTAGTAAAGCTCTGTGAGTTTCGTTAGCAGAAGTACATCCATTGATTTCTGAAACATCAGCAGCGATTGCTACATCCCAATCTCTACGTACAATGATAGGAATACCTCTGTAAGTTAAGTTAGGAACACCGTTAACCATAGCACCGTAACCCGCAGCAGCAAAGCTAGAAGATTCTAAAGTTGAAGCCATATAGTCATCAGCGATATCACCTGATACAAAGAAAACGTGATTTCCTGCTTCTAATAATTCAGGAGCAGCAGAATCATAAAGACCTTGCATAATTTTAAGACCATTACCCGCTACTAAAGCAGCATCGTCAGCCTGTGTAGTTAAACCTGCATATTCTCTTGTTAATGCAGTTGCACCTGCTTCTTTAGCTACTTGGAAGATACCATCGTAGATACCGTAGTCAGCATCAGCCTCAGCAATATCTGACAACCATAGTTGACGGTTGAAGTCAGCTTTTACACCTTGTCCGATTAAGTCAAGAAGAATATTCTTAACAACAGAACCCTCAACATTGTCGAACTCGTGTCCGTCACGCATTAATTGACCTTTCATTTTATTGAAAAGCTCGTTTGCTCTAAACTCAATCTCAGCTTCTACACGAGAAGGAGTGATTGTAATTGTAGCACCTTTATCTGAATCACCTTCAGCAGAGAAAGCACCGTTTGTGAAAGCCTTTGTAATCTTTCCTAATTGATTGAACTTGTCAATCACAGTAGTACCTTTAATGTTAGGTAATACTTCCATATATTGCATATAATCCTGACCCATAAAGATAGGTTGGATGATTGCTCTGTTTACATCATACTGCTCAACAGTTGGTAAACTTGTTAATTGTAAAGCCATATTATATTATTTATTAATTATTTTAAAATTGATTTAGCAAAAGCATCCCAAGCGTTAACCACAACATCACTTTCGTTGATTGCAGGGTCGCTTTCCACTTCTACATTAGTTTCGGTAGCTTCTAATTTTGCTAGTTTAGCTTCCATATCAGCAACTTTGTTAGTTAAGTCAGCAATAGTGCCTTCTTTCTCACCAACAAGACCTGCTAATTCTTCTTTTTCTTCACGTAAAGAGTTAGCGTTTTCTTCTAGTTCTTCTAGCTTATTAACGATAACCTCATTGTCAGAAATAGAAACAGAAACTTCTTCAGCAGGAGTAGAAACATTCTCTCCTTTTACAGCGTTTAAGATTTCTTCTTTAACACCGTTGAACCAAGTTTTTAATTCTTCAGTCATTTTAATTGATTTATTATTATTATTTAATTTCAATTTATCATTGACCTCTTTCTCGTTCACGTTAGTAAATTTAGAAAGGTCAAAAGATGCAGCAACTTTCATAGGAGCAGTAATTGTATCTACAAATCCATATTCGATTGCTTCTTCACTTGACAACCAAGTTTCCTTATCCATCATATCCGAAAGTTGTTCAACCGTTAAGTTAGACTTCTTAGAATATATCTCGATAATTTCATTCTTAATCTTATCAAGTAAGTCAGCAGTTTTACGCATATCTCCTGCTTCTCCTGCCGATTGTCCAAATGGGTTATGAATCATAAAGAATCCGTTTTCTGACATCTCTATGTTATCCCCTGCCATTGCTATGACAGTAGATATAGAAGCAGCCAAGCCTTCAATCTTTATGTTTACATACCCATTGTGAGAACGTAAAGTATTGTAAATAGCTAAACCATCAAATACACTACCACCAACTGAGTTGATGCGCAATGTGATGTCAGCAGTTCCAACAGCTTTAACTTCCTCTATAAAGTTTTTAGCAGATGTTCCGTAGTCACCTATCTCATCATAGATAGATATTTCTACGCTATTATCCGCTTTATTTTCTATTGAATACCATTTGTTCATTTTGCAAATTTAATAATTAATGTATTATATCTTTCGCAGAAATGAGGCAATCACCTAATATTGTAGTCCTTGTTGAATTTACGCTTGTGCTTATACATAATATTCTGAATGGTTCTTTCTGATACATCATACTTAATGGATATGTCCATATATGTAAATGTGTAGTTACCATTGTTAGACTCCAACACCTTGTCAAAATCTCTTATTATCATATAATCTCTTAGCTTTCTTGGCTCGATAAGACCTTTCTCTGATAGATGATTCAGGACATTCTTTATTCCTGCTTCCTCAGAGTATCGCCCCTTGACTTCATTGTATATAAGCTCTATGAACTCATTGACAATATCGGCATCATTCTGTCTTATCATACG